TCGAATTAGCGTTAGAGAGAACACGATAAATGGCAATCACAACAAACAGTAAAAGAATGAAGGTATCAGAGTTAGACTTTGATACCATTAAAACTAATCTTAAAACATTCCTAAAGGCACAGTCTGAATTCTCAGATTATGACTTTGAGGGATCTGGTCTTTCTGTTCTCGTAGATTTACTGGCATACAACACCCACTATAATGGTGTTTATACTAACCTTGCTGTTAATGAGATGTTTCTCGACTCCGCCAGCAAGAGAGCATCTGTAGTTTCTCTTTCAAAAATGCTTGGTTATACTCCAAGATCTGCAGTGTGTGCAAGAGCCATTGTTAATGTGAGCATCACTGCTCCAACTTCTAGCCCAACTGTTGCAACACTAAATGCACAACAACCATTCTTAACTTCTATTGATGGTGTGTCTTATGTTTTCTATAATTTAGAAGATGTCACTACCGCAAGAAACACTGCTGGTAATTACACTTTTTCTAACTTAACACTCGTTGAAGGTACTCCGCTATCTTTTAAATATACTGTGGCGACTGGTGTTCGTTATATTATACCAAATGCAAATATTGATATTTCTACTTTGTCTATCCAAGTTCAAGAATCGTCAACATCAGACATATATGAAACATTCACAAGAGCAGAAGATTTAACTGCAGTTACTGAAACCACAAAGGTATATTTCTTAAAAGAAATTGATGATGGTCTTTATGAGATCACTTTTGGCGATGGAGTTCTTGGAACTGCTTTAAGTAATGGTAATGTAGTAACAATCAATTATTTTGTTTCTAGTTTAGAAGCACCAAACTCTGCCAATATTTTCACATACAATGGACTGTCAGTATTGGGTAGTAATCTTTCAGTTACTACCGTTAGCCCTGCGATAAATGGTTCTGCCTCAGAAGATATCACTTCAATAAAATTTAATGCGCCAAGATTATTCGCTGCACAAAATCGTGCGGTTACACCTGATGACTATAAAGCACTAATTTATAGCAAATTCCCTGCTGCACAAACAGTGTCAGTTTGGGGTGGTGAAGATAATAATCCTCCAGTATATGGTAAGACATATATTTGTATTAAACCAAAAGATGCCACTAAATTAACTAATCAACAAAAAGAAACAATCTCAAATGAGATTCTTACTCCAAGAAGCGTTGTTTCTATTACTCCAGAAATTGTTGATCCAGAATATTTTAATATTAAGGTAACATCATTCGTTTACTATAATCCTAAAGAAACTGGTAAAACTGCATCTCAGATTGAAACTATTGTAAAAAATGCTATTCTTGACTATGATTTAAATGAACTGCAGAAATTTGATGGTGTTCTTCGTTATACTAAACTAACAGGTATTATTGATCAAGCAGATCCTTCTATTGTTAATAACATTACTCGTTTAATGGTTCGCCATCCACATACTCCACAGTATGGTGTTAATGCTCAGTATGTGCTCAATTTAATTAACCCTATTTCTCAAGATGGTGGTAAACAAGGTGAAGTTTTTGCATCAACTGGATTTTATATTCCAGGTAGTAATCTAGTTCACTATCTTGATGACGATTCTGTAGGTAACATTCGTTTATACTATTTAAATTCAAATTTAGATAAAGTATTTGTAAATAGAACTCAAGGTACTATTAACTATGAACTCGGTTTAATATTAGTTCGTGGATTAAATATTGTATCTTTAGAAGGTGCGTTTTTTGAATGGCAAGTTAAACCAGAATCATATGACATTGTTTCTGCTCTAAATCAAATTGTACAAATCGATCCAACTCTATTACAAGTTACTGCCATCGCAGACAACACTGCAAATGGCGATCTTGGTGCTGGTTACAATTATCAGTTCAACTCAATTAGATCATAATGTCAAGAACCAAATTATCATCTGTTGTATCTAGACAGATCCCTGAATTCATCAGGGAAGACTACCCAACATTTGTTGCCTTTGTAGAAGCATACTATAAGTATTTACAAGATCAGGGAGTAGATCTTTCTACTGCTAGAGACATTGATAAAACTCTTGAATCATTTATTATTGAATTTAAAAAAGAACTAGCACACAATCTCCCAACTATTCAGGGTGATGAAAGATTTATATTAACTCATATCAAAGATCAGTATCTTTCAAAGGGTTCTGAAGCATCATATAAACTTTTGTTTAGATTACTATTTGGCAAAAAAGTAGAATTGACATATCCAGGTACTCAGATGCTTCGTGCTTCTGATGGTAGATGGAATCAAGAAATTTCTGTTTTCGCTAAAGTTGATTTTGGTAATCCACAAGATATTGTTGGTAAATTAGTAGATATTCAGACAGCAACAAGACTAATTAGAGTTCTTGTTGATAGAAAAGAAGATCTAGTTGGTGAAGTAGATCGAATTGTTGCTCTTGGTGGTGACATTTATGAATTCTTTTTAGATAAAAAATTCTTTGGTGTTTTAAAACCAACAGATAAAATTAAATATAAAGATACATTCCAAGCTACTATTTTACCTGCAACTCAAACACCAAAAATTACACAACCTGGAAAAAACTTCCGTGTTGGTCAGGTATTTGAAGTTAAATCTGGAACTGGAACTGGTGCTTTATTAAAAGTGACTGCAGTCGATGCTAATAATGGTATAAAGTATGCAGAATTTATTAAATTTGGTATTGGATATAATGCAGGCTTTGCTGTAAGTTTATTAGCATCAAATACTGTTAACGCTGCTCAATTATTAGTATCTAGTGCATCATCCAGTAGATCTGGAGATAATTTAAATATTGGTGATAGAACTGTAGGATTTGACGAACAGGGTTATGTGAACCTTGGGGACTATGTTACTACTGATTTCGTTGATGGTACATATGCAGGTTCTATTATTCGTGAGTTCTCATTAAGTTTTAGAAATGCACAAACAGCTTCTGATGACCCAGCTATTATTGAAGTTAATCTTGGTGCTCTTGTAAAGTATCCAGGATACTTTACATCTAATGCAGGTTTCTTAGATGACTCTATTTTCATTCAAGACAGTAAATATTATCAAGCATTCTCTTATGTTATAAGAATTGATGAAAGACTAGAATCATATAAATCAGCTGTAAAGACTATGCTTCATCCAGCTGGTATGGCACTGTTTGGTGAGTATAATATTACCAATAATATCAATTTAAGTGTCGCTCTAGAATCGTTAGTTAAATCTCTTGGTATTGGTATCGAGGATATCTTTGCTATCGTAGATACTGGTGCAGTAACATTAAGTTTTACAAAAGTTTTATCAGATTCTATCAATACACCAAATGATGGTCTTTTTGTACAAGTCTTTTCTAAAGCACTAGATGATTCAATAGATACACCAGAAGATAGTTTTGTACAACTATTTGGTAAAGCATTAAGCACTGCATATAGTGGAATGACCGATAGTACTGCTACATTTACTATCGGTAAAGCATTGGCTACCACCAGCGCAGGAACTTGGTCTGATTCTATTTCTGCTATTGAAACTACAAAAGTATTGGCAGATACACCAGTTATTTCTGAAACTCTTCGTTTAAGCACAGATAAATATCTGTATACAGAAGCCGATCCTGATCTTTTACCACCACAAGACCATGAAGGTTATGTGCAGTTAAACTCTTACTATGGGCAAGATTACATCATATTCGATGACGAATATTCAGTGGGTTCAAGGGAATCCACTTTTAGCACTCTATAAAATTAACAAGGAGATTCCTATGATTCAACAAAAAGAAAACCTAAAAGCGACAGGTAAAGTTCGCATCGTTAAAACTAATGCACAAGGTGTAACAACACAAGATTTTGAAGTGCCTAACTTAGTTGTAACAGCAGGTAAAAACTTCATTGCAGCGTCAATGATTAAAACAACAACTAACAGTCCAGCTGCAATGACTCACATGGGTATTGGTACTGGTTCCACATCTCCAGGTGCCAGTGATACTACATTGGGTACTCAAACTGGTCGTGTTTCACTGTCAGGTAATACAGTTTCTACAAACACAATTACATATACTGCTTCATTCCCAGCTGGTACTGGCGATGGTGCTATTACTGAGGCAGGTATTTTTAATGCTTCTTCAGGTGGTACTATGCTTTGCCGTACTACATTCCCAGTTGTAACTAAGGGAGCTGGCGATACTATTGCTGTGACATGGGTAGTGACAGTAAGTTAATTTAAGTTTAAGGTTCTGCTAAATGGCGACATCATCTTCTCTAATTAAAACAATCCTGCATAAAACTCTTGCAGAGGGTGTTTATAAGGATGTAACAACCAGAAGTAGTAATTACTACTATTTCCTTGGTAAAACATTGCAATGGAGCGATGAAGCTGCACCACCGTATCCAGTGGATAGTTATGCATACGAAAGAACAGTTCGTGGTGATATTATTACCATGAAAGCCATTACGCCATCTGATGTATCATTTGTTATCCCTCGTGTAAATTGGACTACTGGTGTAGTTTATGATATGTTTGATGATGAATATTCAACAGAAATTCTTGGTTTGAATATTGTTAATGGTGGAACTGGTTATACTTCACTACCAACTATTACTGTTACAGGTGGTGGTGGAACAGGTGCTAAGTTTTATCCAATTGTTTATGATGGTTCGATTATTAATATTGAAGCACTAGGAGTATCTAATACTTCAAAAGGAACTGGATATACTTCTATCCCAACTGTAACTGTTACAGGTGGTGGTGGAACAGGTGCAATTCTACAAGCAATTCTTAACATTTCACCTTCTGGTAAACAAAAACTTGAAGATTGTAATTACTATGTTTTAACAGAAGATTATAATGTCTATAAATGTTTAGATAACAATAATAATGCTAGGTCAACTGATAAACCATTAGGTACATCTACTTCTCCAATAACCGCAGCTGATGGTTATGTTTGGAAGTTTATGTATAATGTGCCTATTAATTTAAGAAGTAAATTTTTATCAGAAGATCAGATGCCAGTGGTTTCTGCTCTTTCAAATCAGTTTTATTCTAATGGTGCTATGGATAGCATTATTATTAATAATAAAGGAACTGGATACACAACCGCAACTATAAGTGTTACTGGTGATGGATATAGAGAAGAAGACCCAGTATTCTTAACTAGTATTTCAGTTGCTTCTGGTGGTAATGGTTATGATAATCCAACAGTAACATTCGGTGATCCTACTTTAAATGCCACTGCGTTTATTGCAGATGCTGCAGTGTTTTTAGGACAAAAATTATACAATAGTGCTTTTGATTTCTATGAGGTAGTAACTCCTGGAACTATGTCATCATCAGAACCTACTCACCGATTAGGTACAGTTCAGAATAATACTGCTGCTTTAAAATATCTTGGAACTAGAGTTAAAGGAACTGTTAACACATCTAGTACTACTGTGACTGCTGGTTCATTTACTACTGGTGTGAAGCATACAATTGCTTCTCTTGGAACTACTAACTTTGTTACAATTGGTGGAACTGCAAGCGCAGTAGTGACTGGATCAATTTCTGGAACTACTTTAACTGTTTCTGCAGTGGCTTCTGGAACATTAGCTGTTGGCACTTATATTACTGGAACTGGTATTACTGCAGGAACTAATATCACTGTTCTTGGTACTGGTACTGGCGGAGTTGGAACTTATACAGTTAGTGCATCACAAACAGTATCATCAACTACAATAACTGGTCAGCCAGCCGTGGGTGCAACTTTTACTGCTACTGGTGCTGGAACAGGAACTGGTACTGCTTCTTTTAAATCAATTAGTGGTATAACATTACTTGGTGGTGTTAAAGAAATTAATATTATTAATCCTGGTTCTGGATATACCTCTGCTCCAGCAATAACATTTTCTGGCGGTGGTGGTTCAGGTGCAGTTGCAACTGCAAAAATGAGTTCTGGTTCAGTGCTATATTGCACTGTGTCAAACATGGGTGATAATTACACTACGGATCCTACAGTAACTTTTGGTACTGCGTGGAGTGCATTATCATC